TTGCTGGACATCACACTTTCCCTGCAAAGTTTGACATCTTCAGACGAAGCCGATAGGTTATTTAAGAAGTGGTTCAATGAAGGGCTTGATGAAGAACGCCCCGAATGTGTGTTTGTGGATTTGAACATCATTGGCAGTTCGTTTGATGGGATTGAGTTGATCAGAAAAATCAACACGGAGTACGGCAACGGGGTTGTGATTGGAATCATCTCCAGTTCAGACGATAAACAAGAAATTGACAAGGCGAAATCCGTTGGAGCTCAGTTTTGGATTATTAAATCAGATGAGATTGAGCCAAGATTGGAATCCTTCCGCAGAGATTATCAAGGGTACAAGAATAAAACTGCTCCGTTTAAGGTATACAAGTGATTCTAAGCAATGATACTGCCCAACAACTGCTGAACCTATGGAAAACAAAAAAGGTTGGTTTAGAGGGCAATGTTTTGAAAGTCATCCAAACTACCGATGAGGAATTCCAAAGGTACATTGATGAAGCAAAGCAGCGTGATCAAGAAACAAGACGAAAACGGTTAGAGATTACCAAACAAGTCCAATCTCAAAACAAGGACTTAATTGAAAGCCAAGCGGATCGTGAGAAGTTGATGATTGATTTGCAAGAATCACTTGCACAATCTGAGATGCTGAAAAACGCAGCCGTTGAGGATTTGGAATCACTACAAAAACGCACTCAGTTTGAATTGATTGGATTGATTGTGAAGGTCGCATTGTCGGTGATTGGTGCAGTTTGTATCTTGACAACGATTCTTTATTTGTATGTCATCAGTAAGGGGTTAAATTCTACAATCATTGAAACTACCTGGAGCAATCTATTTGGAATCATCTTGACCAACTCGTTCTCAATCATCGGAACGATTATGGGCGTGAAACATATGGCAGATAAAAAGTAATGGAAAAGATAGCAGAAATGTACATCGTCAGCATCTTCGCAGCAGCGATGGTTGGATTGTTATTCTTTGGAATTGTGTTCTTCGTTGATCAGTATTATATGGAGAAAGACAAAAAGCAACACAAGAAGTAATTTTCTATTTGTTTGCGTGGCATCTATCAAAAAACCTTCAGCACTTCCAGTTAGTTTTGACCAATTTCGTAAGAATCCAATTGCCGCAGTTGCTTTTTGTATGCTTGTGGCTGTCAGCTATCTTTACATTGACCTTCGTTCAGGGTATAAAGAGCAGATTGAAAAGAGTAATCAAAAGATAGATGCTCTTGATATCAAGATTGACCGATTGACCTACGCCCTGAAGCGTTCAGATTCTGCATTGGCATCTGCTATCACGGAGATTCGGATAATGAATACTATGAAAAAATTATGAAACACATCACATTGCTTTTTGTCGCTTGTTTTTTTGTGGGGATTATTGCCACACCAATTGAAAAGACCAAGTCAGTATCTGTTGACGAAGTGGAACTGATGCTCCAAAAGATATCTGAGAATTTAGAGATGGCATCGGTTGCAACTGCACAAGCAAAAGCAATGGGTGACAAGATGGTCGCTGAGAAAGTTGAAGAGAAAGCACAGTTAAAAGAAGCCGTTGCCATTGCCGAGAACAAGGTTGATGTGATGACCAAGAAAGTTGAAGTGTTTTCAGCCAAGATGATTGGTGCTGGACTTGATACAAGCGAAGTGCCATTGAAACTATCAGGCAAGGCATACGATGCTTGGTTGAACTATGTGGAAGAAGGTGGGAAAGAGGACTTTGAATACTTCAGATTATACATCTACAAATAATGGCAAAGGCAACCAACACATCCACATTCAGAGCGAAGCCAAAGAATAAACTTCGGAGACATACCAAGCACAAAAACAAACATAAATCCAGTAAACCATATAACGGACAAGGAAAATGACAAGAGAACAAATTGAAGCTGCGATGATCAAGAAGGGATTCGCTTATTTCTCAGACGGAGAATTGAATCTGAACATCATCGGTGTTCGCCAAAGTTCAACCGGCAACAAGGTGACAAATCTATTTGATGACTTTCTAACTCTAAGCTACAAACACAACGGTGCTTGGGTATTCAAAAAATGGGCAGCGACAACTGATCCAGGAACAAAAGGCGTGAAGGAATTTCACAACGCTGCTGGTGTTGCTCGTTTGGTTGCTGGTCAATATCGTGGTTCTCACGCCATCGGTTTGCATCAAGGCAAATATGAAGCATTGAAACAAGCGAAGAATGTGAAAGTTTATCGTGATGCCAACAAGGATATGACCTATGATGAAAGCAAAATTCAAGAAGGTGTGTTTGGAATCAACATCCACAAAGCCGGTGCAGATTCTACCTATGTTGAGAACTGGAGTGAAGGTTGTCAGGTGTTCAAGAAGTCAGCTGACTTTGACGAGTTTATGCTCATCGTTAAAAAAGCCGCAGCACTTCACGGGAATTCATTCACTTACACATTATTAAACTCAAACGAAATATGAAGTTTTTAGATTTCTTCAAAGGTGACAAAGGACAAGCATCATCCAAAAGATTCGTTGGCATCATCGGTGCTTTTGTTTTGTTTGGGACTATGGCTCACAATTCTCTCAGTCCTGCTGACATTGTACCTTCTCCCGATTTGGTTAGTGCGGTAGAATTCATCGTGATTGCTTGTCTTGGATTCACATCTATTGACAAGTTCTCAAACAAAAAGGAATGATTGCTATTTAGTAGAGATGATCTTCCAAAGAATTAATTTTCACGACAATGTCTTGCCAGTATTCAAAGAGAATAAGGCGAAGGGATATGTCACTTTCGGAGCGGACAATCTCTATCCCGAATTTCTAATAGAACTATTTAACAAATCCCCAAAACACAATGCAATCGTTTCTTCAAAAGCTTCGTATATATCTGGAGTTGGCACTAAAGTATTTGGACAAAACACCGTTGACATCGCAAAAGCCGAAGCCAAGATCAAAGCCATCAACGGCTACGAAACCCTTGACCAAGTCAAAACCAAAATAGCATACGACCTTGAGTTATTCAATGGCTATTGCCTTGAGGTAATTTGGAACAAGGCGAAGACGGCAATCGCAGAGATTTACCACATACCTTTCAAGAATATCCGCAAAGGACTTGAAGGCGAATATGTGTATTGTGAGGATTGGACTGACCGCAAAGCGGAGCAAGTTCACTATCAGCCATTCAACGCAACTACAAGAGAATCAAAGTCACTTTATTATTGTCAATTCTACCGACCTGGACAAGGCGAATATCCTTTGCCGGATTACATCGGTGCGTTGAAGTACATTGAAGTGGACACGGAGATTTCAAATTATTATTTGAATAGCATCAAGAACGGATTCACCGCTCAGACCCATATTCAGCTCTTCAAGGGGCTACCAACTGGAGAAGAAGCGAGGGCAACAGCAAGACGATTCAGAGAAACTTATCAAGGAACTGACAATGCCGGTGGACTTATCATCCAATACAACGATCCACAAGAGAAAGAGTCGGTGATCAGCAACTTGCAACCATCGGATTTTGACAAGCAATTTGACCTACTGAATAAGACCGTACAACAAGAGATATTTGTTGCACACAAGGTAAACTCACCGATGCTCTTTGGAGTGCGTGTGGAGGGTCAATTAGGCGGTCGTAGTGAGATGATTGAAGCGTATGAGATGTTCCAACAATCGTACATCGAACCAAGACAACAAAAGATTGATGATACCTTGACTTACTTGTTTGAGTTCATCAGTCCAGTTCGCTTAGAAACAATTAACAAACCACCTATTGGATTGGATTATCAGGCGTTATTTACTGCCGGTTTGATTTCAAACGAAGAAGCTCGTGCAGAATTAGGACTTCCACAAATTTCAAATGTAAAAGTGCAGTCATCATTGAACGATGCCATCAACGCATTGAGTCCGTTGGTTGCAAACAATGTCTTGTCAAATATGACCATCAACGAGAAGCGTCAGTTGGCTGGACTTGCACCGATAGAGGGCGGTGATTTGTTGGAATCTTCCACAGCACCAGTTGCGATGTCATCACAAAATCCATTTGGATGGGATGATGAGCGTGACCTTGCAGTATTTATGCAATACGGTGAACCAGCTGAGAACTTTGAACCGATGAAGTTTGACTTTGCATCTGCGATTGAATCAGCCATCTTGAATGTGCTGAAGGAAAACAAAGGTTTGCAGATAGGTGACATCGTCAACATCACCAAACTTGATCCACAAGTGGTGGTTGATACCATTGCAAAATTGAATGATGCCAAGTTGATCAAAGGATACAATCAAGGATTGGAAGTTACACCAAAAGGATTGGATGAAATCAGTCAGTTACAAACCGAAATTGTGGTTCGTTACAAATATGCAGTAGCACCAGGAATATCAGGCGGAATGATTATACCCGGTTCTCGTGATTTCTGCCGTCAAATAGACCGATCCAATCGTGTCTATTCTCGTGCGGATATCGATGCGATGTCAGCTCAGACCGGCATTGATGTGTGGTCAAGAAGAGGTGGATGGTATCACGACCCCGTGAGAGATGTGAATGTGCCACAATGCAGACACATTTGGCAACAACAATTATTAAGGAGAATTAAGAAATGACGAACTTTGTATATTTCATAAGCACCACTTATCTCAAGGACAACAGTCCGTTGAATGAGAATGTGGATGACAAGTTGCTCAAGTCAGCAATCAAAGAAGCTCAAGAGATTTATATCCGGGATGTCATCGGTTCAGGTATTTACAACGAGTTGCAAGTACAGGCATTTGCAGGAACGCTAACCAACTTAAACACCACCCTTTTGGATTCATACATCGCACCGTGTTTAAGATACTACACTTTGACTGAGGCAATGTTGCCAATGACATTCAAGCTAATGAACAAATCGGTTGCATCTCGTGAGAGTGACAATGCCAGGGCGGTATCTGTTGAGGAAATGACAATGATTGAAGGTCGTTATCGTGATAAAGCCGAATACTATGCCAATAGGTTGCGTGATTACTTGCGTACAAACACAAATGATTATCCGTTATTCTTGAATCCAGGCAATACCTTTGACACCATCAGACCAAAGAACACCGCATTCAGCGGAGGCATTTATCTACCGACAAACTATGACGATTGTTTCTGGAACTATGACTTCCCCCACGAGGACAAATAAGTGGCAGAAGAACAACGAAGCCAAACTTCTTAAATTCCTAAAGAATGACCCTAAACCAAATCATCACAAAAATCCAAGAAGCAGCCGAAAGCCATAAGATGGTCGGTCACTTTGGCGTAGGTCAGCAGTCCAATCTCACGGTTGAGAATGTTGAATACTATCCATTGGTGTGGTTGTATCCTGATGGCTTTAATTTGCAATCAGCAGGTAAGTTGATGACCTACAATTTTGCTTTGCTTGTGATGGATCGTGTGTTTGAATCTGAATCCAACACAATTGAAGTGCTTTCGGATACGGCTCAGATTATGGCTGACATATTTGCGTTGGTAGAAAACAACAATCAATCAGATGGTGACTTTGAATTAAGTATCAACGGGAATGCCACTCCTTTCTACGATGCGAAAACTGATATACTTGCTGGATATGCAATCAACTTCCAAATCCTCACTCCTTATTTGGCTAATAGTTGCGTTGTTCCTGTGTAGTGTAGTGTGGTCAATGTTCAACTTTGAAGAAGAACACCGACCCATCCCACCGCAGATCAATGTAGAGATGCACGAAAGAATTGTAGAGCATACCAAGATAAAAAGAATAAAGCTCATTGAAGAAATCAACCACTATGACACGATATTTCTTGATACTTTTGATGCTACATCTT